AATTTACGGTCCTTCTGCAGGTCCTGTAACTTCAGGAGCTTTTACTTCTGCTTTTGCTTCGGCTGCTGCATTCTCAACATTTAGAACGGATGTCGCTGCTGATCAAACTTTTATAGGAGCTACTACTAACGGAACTAACGTAGGTACTTCTACTGTTAACTATGCAAGAGTAATTTCAGAATCTTATAGCTCAACTGCTGATACTTTAACTCTACAAATTAATAAATTCGTAGGAACAGGAATTACAGGACCTACTAACGGAACAATCAGTTGGTTAAAAATTCTTTCTACTGGTGTTACTGCTGGTTCAGGAACAACAGCTAATCTAGGAATAATTAAATCAATCAATCAAAAATTCGGTGACGGTGCTGATGTATTTGCATTCGTTAATTCCAATCTTTATCAAGATAACCTTAATGGTTTAATTGTAGATGGAGATAGAATAGGAGTTGCTGGTGGTTCTGCTGCTACAGTTTTTGCTTATGCTGAATTTACTAGATTGACCGAAAATGATTTCTCTTCTGCTACTCCTATTGGTGTTACTGCCGCACTTTACGATGTATTTGGTGCTACTGCACCGGTTCTTTCACATGATGTTAATTACTTAAAAATCGACGGTTTTACTGACCAAGATCTTACAGGTTCTACTGCAATAGCTATTCAACCTGAGTACCATGTTAATTCATTAATTGGAACAATCAACGAATCTTTAGAGATAGATCAAACACTTACACCAAATAACCCAACAACTTTCGTTTGGTTAGATAACACTGCAAGCGGTCCTTTAGGATTAGATGGCTATACTGGGAAAATCAAAAAAGGTCAATACTTAGTAATGAACTTCGGTGGAACAGCTACTCCAACTATTACGAGTCCTGTTACAGGAGAATCTCGTTTAACTAAAATTATTTCAGTTTCACAAATATCAGATCCTACAAATGCTAATTATGGTAAGATCAAAGTTACAACTAACGAACCTATATACATTAATACTGGTGGTGCTGTTTGGGAGATTGAAAGATATAAAACAGTTACTGATTTTATTTCTCACTATAGATTCTCTACTTTAGGTGGATATACAGTTACACCTGCTATGATGCCTAATGGTACATTAACTCGTCAAAACGAGATATTAGATGTACTTACAGATTCTGGAATTTATGATGCATTAATCGATCGAGAAGTTATTACTTATCGTTATATCGTAGATACTTTCGAAGGTGGTATCGAGCCTGCAACTAAAATTAGATTGTCTAGACTTGCAAAAGCTCAACAATCTTCACTTGCAATCTTAAATATGCCTTCAATTAAACAATTTAGAGATAGTACAAATCCTCTATTCAAATTTAATTCTACATCTAATTTCAATGCATCCTATATTGCTACAGGAGGTAACTTAGATCTTAATCCATCTAATGTGTTTACATTACCTGGTATTGCTGATGGATCTAACTATGCTGCTTACTATGGTCCTTATATGGCTATTCGTGAAAATGGTAGAACTTTCAATGTTCCACCTGCAGCTTACGTATCTAACTTATACATCGATAAATATAATTTAGCTCTTCCTTATTCAATCGTTGCAGGACCTCGTAGAGGAGTTGTAACAGGATCAGGTGTTGTTGGAGTTGAATATGCATTCGACCGAACAGATCTTGATGCAATTGAACCATTCGGTTATAACTCAATCTTAAACAAAAGAGGTTTCGGATTAGTAATTAACTCTAATCAAACTGGTCAACAAACTGTTAAATCTGCTCTTTCACAAATTCACGTTAGAGAGTTATTAATATACATTCAAGACGGTATTGAGGCTATACTTAAGAATTATCGTTGGGAGTTTAACACTGCACAAAATCGTTTAGAAATTAAAACTTTAGCAGATAACTTCTTAACAGGAATTCTTTCTGATGGAGGTGTTTATGACTTCCAAAACATTATGGATAGCTCAAATAACACACCAGAGATTATTGATTCTAATATCGGTATTCTTGATACTTACATCGAACCAGTAAGAGGTATGGGAATCTTAATTCACAGAACTACAATCCTTAAAACAGGATCTATTGCAACTGGTAACTTCATTTAATAGTCAAAGAGGAGATTTTCGGATCTCCTCGAAAGACTTTAGATAAATAAAAAAACAAACAAAACATGAAACTAACTAAAGAACAAATCCTAGGTATTGTTAGACACTCATTAACTTTTATTGGTGGTATATTAATCACTAAAGGTTTAATTGACGAAACTACATTAACTGAAATTATCGGTGGTGCTATTACACTTACTGGTTTAATTTGGTCAGTAATCGTTAAAAATAAATAAAAAATAAAATGGCAGGTTTATCACATTTCTTAAACAGCAAAGCAGCTACTAAGTATTACGAACCAATGTATCAAAACCTTTTTGAGGTGACGATACTTCCACCAGCTTCTATTTCCGGTGGTGAATTACTTATTGAACATGTCAATAAGATAGGTGGATTAATGCAAGACAAAGGTTCAGAAGTTGTTGAACAAAAATACAAATGGGCTACACGTTCATATGCATCCGGTGTTCCTACGAGTACCGTTGTAGATTTAACTATTGACTTTTCAGTTAACTTAAATGACGCAAACGAATTGTATATCTACAAAACTCTACGTGATTGGTGGAGAGTTATTTGGAATCCTTTAACAGGTGAACAAGGACTTAAAAAAGATTACGTTGGTACAATCATCGTTACTAACTTCAATAGAAAAGGTGATATTTTCTGGCAAAGAACATTCCATGATTGTGTTCCTAAAGCTGACCTTCCTGAATTCGGACTTGATTACGGAGGTGGTGAGAAACTTGAAATGGCCGGTATTGCTTGGAGATGTGACTGGTGGGAAGAAAACATCGTATAATCACTTAGCCTCGATCTCGGGAAAATTAGAGATCTATAAATATAAAACTAAGGAGTGCGAAAGTACTCCTTTTTTATTTGTTCATATAATGAGAGATAAATATAAAAAAACAAAACAACAAGATGGAAAAAATTGATTCATTTGAAAAATTCCTTTTAGAATCTTATAGCGAAGCAAATATGGATTTGGTAAACGAGGAAATTGATGCATTGCTATTTGAAGCAGGACCAAGAAGAAAATTTAACGAAATTCACATGGAAGCTGAAATGAAGTTAAAAGAACAATTAGCTAAATATACTGAAATGCTTAAAAACAATCCTGAAAAATCAGATGTTTATAAAGCTCAGATCGATTTAGTTAATGCAAAACAAATGGTTCTTCAAGCTAAACAACGACTTCAAATGGTTAAAGATAAAGCATAATCAACAAAAAGTAATTATGAAAAATATACATACATTCGAAGAATTCTTAAATGAATCTTTTGCAAAGAACCGTTGGGCTGTTCGTGATATACCACATTCATCTGGAGAAAATGCTAAAATACGTCAAGAATTACTAAAGAAACCTGGAGGTATTGGTGAAGATGATATAGTTTTTACTGTTGATAATGAAAAACTAGATCAATTACTTAATTCTAGATTTTCTAGACAATTAGATTTCCAAAAAGTAAATGGAGATGAGTATTACGTCTTAAGTCGTAAAGAATTCGATCGTTTTATTGATCTAGGTGATTCTTCTGGGTTTGATGTAGATTACGAAAACAGCGAAGATACTGTTGTTTACGTAATAGAATAAACAATTGGCTTAGGACCGATTATTGCTACGGCAATAGAAACCTCAGAGATTCGCTATCATCTGAGGTTTTGTTTTTTAATAAAATTTGGAATTTGAAACTCACTCCATCTGGAATACATATAACCATTAATGGTTGTTTAGTTAAAAGGAAATAGAGTTAACTGATATCCTCTTCAAGATAAAACAATAAGAGTAATGAAGCCAAGACAAGGACTAAGATTTCTTAAGTCTCTCCACACAAGGTCTATTAATGATGGAGATATTCTTAAATGGATAGAAAAGAGAAGAAACTCTGTTACCTATAAAATTCGAAAAATCGATCTTAAAAAACTTAAGGGATGGACTTTCGATGAAAAACAAATATCACACGATTCAGGTAAATTCTTTCAAATCAAATTTATCAAATCTCAATTAGATGATTTCCATTGGGATCAACCTATCATAAATCAACCTGAAATAGGTATTTTAGGATTCATAACAAAAGAGATTGATGGAGTTCTAAAATTTCTAGTTCAAGCTAAAATAGAACCAGGTAACATTAATATAGTTCAGTTATCTCCTACAGTACAATCAACGAAATCTAATTTTACAAAAGTTCATGGAGGGTCATTAACTCCTTATGTTGAACATTTTCTAGATCAAAAATCTAATATACTTATAGACCAACTACAATCTGAACAAGGAAGTCGTTTCTATCGTAAGCGTAATAGAAATATCATTATAGAAACCGAACAATCCATAGAACGACTAGATGATTATATTTGGTTAACTCTAGGTGATATTGTTTCAATGACTAAATATCCAAATACAGTCAATATGGATAGTAGAACAGTTATAAGTTGTATTCACTTTGGATCTTTTGATTTTGAAAATTACGAACTTGCTTTCTTCTTAGGTGCTGATGTTAAACCTTCACCTTGGCTTTCATCTATGATTCGTAGAGATGTTTATGATAAATCACACCCCGAAATTCTTTCTATGATTACTGAATTTAAGTTTCGACGAGAATTTGAACGTAAGAAAATTCCTCTTGACGAATGTGAACAATGGAAATATGAAGGCGGAATAATTAAGCATATCGACGACAAATACTTCGATGTAGTTGGTTATAACATTTACATAGAAAATCGAGAATCTTCTGAATGGAATCAACCTATGATTCGTCCTAAAGAAGAAGGTGTTTGTTGCTTCTTTGCTAAGAACGTTGAAGGTGTTTTTTATTTACTTGTTCAACTTAAGGATGAGATTGGATCGTTTGATGGTGTTGAAATGGCACCAACAATACAAACTTCAGGTGAAAACCTCAAAACAGGTCCATTTTATGATACATATAAAAAATTAATCAAAACAGATAAAGTAGTTTTAGATATAATGCAATCAGAAGAAGGTGGTCGCTTCTATAAAGAACAAAATAGAAATATCATTATCGATGTTACAAATGAAGAAATTGCGGAAGATCCTAATTACATTTGGATGACAGTACATCAAATTAAAACATTCTTACAATATAACAATTACGTGAATATACAAACAAGATCAATCATTTCATCTCTACCTTTATGAAAATAGGAATACTAAATTGTTCAGATATAGCAAGAAGAAGAATTATTCCTGC